ATTCGTCGCTGTATTCTAATATTATATTATAAATTTCAAGATTTGCCAACTGGTTATCCGAAATAAGTTTCTTGGTTGTGGTAACTTTATACACCGCACCAAATAGTCCTTCAAGAACTAACTTATGTGTTTTGGTTCCATCTAATGTTCCAGTAGTACCAATTCTATAGGGTGATGTAGTACATTTATTTAAAATACTTGTCAAAGACTTAGCTTTAAAATTATGCGCCTCGTCTCCATAAATTACTTTAAAATCTTTAAAGAAAGGTTTAGGTAGTTTATATAACGATTGCCATGTACTAATAACAACATCATATTCATTGGATTTTTCGTGGCCTCCGTAAATACGATGGCAATGCTCAGATGTTTTCCAATTATTCAAACAAGAATAATCTTGGAAATCTGAATACATTTGTTCTACAAGGGAGGTTGTTGGTACAAGGATTAATTGTCTTCTAGTATATCGTTCATGCCAACGAATAAGGCAATAAATGATAAGGGATTTTCCTGAACCAGTAGGAGATAATAAAAGACGTCTTCCATCTTTAATAGATTGAAAAACGGCATCTACTTGATAATCTCTGATTTCGATAGGCTTTCCCTTTGAGCCTATATTTAAGTCTTCACAAAATTTTCTAACAATATCATAAGTTACAGCATCAGATTCCTGTACATAATTACTATAATCTATAGTGTAATCTCTTTCGTCGCAGAATTTTTCCAGATACTCTTTCAATCCTACATATAATTCCTGTGTGAACATAGAATAGAGACGAACTTTACCATCCCACATACGAGACTTATAAAGAGGATGAAACTTTGCTCCAGGGACATCAAATGCAAAATGGTCATTTAATTCTTGTCCAAGAGAAGGTTCGCATTTTACTCTAAGATAAACTTCATCTTTTTTCGATAATACTATATCAGCCATTACATCATGCCGTTAGTAAACTTCTGCCATTCAATAGCATTTTTAATATCCCAACCTCTACTGTTGATAGAACGGACAATTTGTTCTAGTTGGTATAATACTGTTTTAAAATATTCCACTTTATCCTGTAGTATAATTAATTCAGCATCAACAGTTAAAAACTCATCCATTTCATTTTTAAGTGGTTTGTTGCCTTGCCATTGATCCCAACCTTCTTCTTCTAATTCTGCTTGCGTCATCTCACCTCTATAATACCGATACTTTTTGCGTCGGCAGTTTAAATAGTCAGACTCAGTTTTACGAAGATTAAGCCGGGTGGAGGAAAGTAGATTCAAATATTTTGCATGAAGGTTGGGAGTTTTTATAGACTCCTTGCCTAAATCCAATTCATTGATTTTACAATCCGCTTCCCAAGTATCTTGCAACTCAGTTAATTTCATAATATAAACCCTTTAATTAACCGATTTGGATAATTTGCTGAGGATTGCCTTGGAAGTTAAATGAACCATAATGGTTCAAACTGATGGATGGGTCAAGCCAAATCTCACCGCCCATGTCTTGCCATCTGCGTGAGAAGGTATAATCTTCAGACAAATAACGCTTGTCTTTAGGATCAATCATAGTATCAAAGAATGCATAGAAATGCGGATTCAATTCTGGAGGAGTATTCAAATCGTTGTTATATTTGAGTTCAGGATAATGCACAATCATCTTATCGATAACTTCACGTTTAATCATCATAAAGCCTGTAGCGCCATCGTGTAAACGAATTAGACCATTCTCAATAGCAATTTGCTTAGTATCACGATTTAAGAATTTAAAGTTGATAGCATAGTCACTACCGAAAGAAGCAATCTGTTGATCCGAATAACCTTCATCCTTCAGTCTAACTGATTCGCGAATACGTTGCCAATTTACACCCTTTTTAGGATAAGCACCAACTGCCACTTCTTTATTATGCGCAATTAATTTAATTACATCTTCAACTTGGAATTCAATGTCTGCATCAATAAACATTAATCGAGTAAAATCACTTTGTAGGAAATATGCAACAAGTACATTGCGTGCTCTTGTTACTAATGATTCATTTGCAATAGTGCCAAATGCCACTGGGATTTGATGCTGATTACAGAATGTTAACAATCTAATTGTTGAACGAAAATATGCTTCTGTTAACATTCCTCCATAGCAAGGAGTTGCTATGAAGAGTTTTTCTTTTCGCAAGTCATCTAATTTGACTTCCAATTTTTGTTCGTTTGTATTAGCAGGTGGTGTCAATGTTGTTGGCACTTTAGGCAATGCAGGCACCTTTGGCAAAGCCATCGGTGTAATCTTCTTTTTTGTATTCATAATAACTCCAAGTTTATATTATAAGGGTTCTACTTCGAAAATAGTATATTTGAACGATGCGATCGCTGTGAAATATTCTACGCTTCCTGATGCTATATCAAAGTCCAAAGCGGACAATGATGTAGGGAACAGATTTTTAAATATTATATTTACTTTTGCTGTGTTTGTCGAGTCTAAAATCGTTAAAGTTGCATCCGAGTATGCCAAAATCTCTGAAGTACCGTCTAGACGAGTAATAAAAGGAAATCTACTTGGCCTATCTTTTACAAAGGTTGAGAATTGATTATAGTCTTTAGGAAAACCTATAGCAACTATCCATCTATACAGTTCAAGATAATTTGACATATCTTCCGATATCAAAAATCTAATTGCAAGCTCGCCGAAATTAATCTTATCGCCGATAGTAGGAATATCAACAAACGGGGTAGGTTGAACCGCATATCCAAGTTGTATATCTGGAATGTTTGCGGATTGACAAGTAAAGGAAACATTAGGTATATCTTTGACACCAAATCTAAATGCGTTAGGTCTTAAATAATCATACGTTTTCGGTAATGAGTTATAAAAATTATTTTGTAGATTGTTGATATTTGCTGTATACATACGCTTCCTTGTTATCTAATATATTTATAGCCTGTGCAAAGATAGAAAAAGGGGGAATTGCTTCCCCCTTTAAATTCCGATCTATGTCGGCTACTTAATTACATTAAGTTGACAACCTTAGTCTTGCGATAGTATTGGTTGCGACCTGCTGTGAATCTGTCTGCATCTGCGTCTGATAAAGAATCGCTAGATGTAACATATGGGTTAGCAATCAGACCGTAACGTGTCTTGAAGCCAATCTTTGGCTGGAAGCTGTTAGGATCGATAGCACGAACCATTTGTAAAGGAACATATGGGCAGTAGAACATACCTGCGTCATATGGGCTAGTACCCTTATAACCAACCATATAGAACTGGCTAGCAGTACCAAGGTTTGCAGAATACGGATCAATGTAAACACGATAGCGACCGTTCAATACGCCTGCGAATGTGTTGCCTGTATCGTCAACATTTAAGTTGGTTGACAATGCTGGGGTATAGTCTAGAACACCAGACATAGCTAATGCACTTGCAACGTCTGCAGAACAAACGATGAAGTTACCTTTTCCTCTACGAGTATCTTGTGCAATGTGGTTAGCATCACGCTCAATGTTAAACAACAGACCTTTGAAACGCTCAACAGACCAACGTCCATTAGAGTCAATATCTAAGTCAAATGTTCCTGCGGTTGCTGTTGCAGGTGAACCTGTTTTAGCAACACCATAGATTGTACGAACAACTTCGCGATTAATTTCAAACATGAATTCTTGTGACAAAATGTTTGACAATTCTGCTTCTGCATCAAGTCCGTGAATTGCTTTTAAGTCTTGAGCCAATTCAACAGTGTACTCAGCCTTCAAAGCACGTGACTTAGCAGTAACTGTAGTCTTGTCAATTGAGAATGACATCTCATTAAACTGACTTGCAGCTTCCATTGATGCTGTAGAAACTGCATTGCCTGTGGTATATGTACCTTGTACTGGGTTAGAACCGGCGTGAGCTGGATTGGAACCTGTACCTGGGATAGAACCAGAGAATGATGTGTTGGCTTCGTTGAACAATGCCTCAACTCTGTTAGTAGTATCATTACGTTCTGTTTTGTAGATGGATCTCATTGCGAAGATCAAGCCTGTTGGGCCAGTCATTGGTTGTACACCGCAAATGTCATAAGCCATTAGGTTAGGCATAGCACGACGAACCAAACCGATTAAGATTGGGTCATACTTGTCAATACCAGATGTTGCGCTGATGTTGTTTGTAGGTGTTTCGAATAATGCTTGACGCTCTTCGCGTAAAGATTTTTCTTGGTTCTCAAGCAACACTGCTGTTACTTGACGCTTGTAGTTGTCCTTGATCTGTGGAAGGTCTGGATGATCCAGAATGGCTGACCACTTCTCTTGGTAGTTTTCGGATAAAAACATTTATGTCTCCTTTAGTGACTATTTATTGAACTTATTTATTTATAAGTTATTTTCTTTTGATTGTTCTTGATAGGGCGCTTGCATATGCTGAAACAACATTGTTGTTATCAGTGAAGTTTGCCTCCGTGCCAGTGTCTTCTACTAATGCCTGTGGAGATGACTTTTTCGCAGTTTTAACTGCATCTTCTCTTGGGAAATAGTTTTCCTTAATAACAGAAACTTTTTCCTTGTAAATTTCCGCATTATCGAAATCAACACCTTCTAAAAGTTTTGTTAATTTGTTTACTTCGGTTGCTGCTAAATCACCAGACATTTCCTTAATAATAAGGGTGCGCTGTAAAGCAGTTACTTCAGTATTCAAGCCAACATTGTTTTCCACTTGGCCGTTTAGGCTTTCTTCCAACTCTGTTACCTTAGCTTGTAATTCACTTATTACATCATATTTTTCTTCAGGCACTTCAATGTAATGTTCTTTGAAGAGCGCCTTTAGACCCGACATGAAATCTTCTGCAATTTCTGTGCGAAGACCATTTTCAATCGCCAATTTGTTTTCTTCCATGTAGCTCTCAACCACATAGTTCATATATGCATCAACTTTTTCTACGATGCTATCTTTGTACTCTGTAAATTCTTCAGCATATTTTTCTTCTAATGCTTCGGCAACTTTTTCCATTTCGTTATTTACGCGAGCAATAACTGCTGCTTCAAAAATAGATGTTGCTCTTTGTCTGAAGTCTTCAGATAAATCTTCACCGAAGATTGGAGATAAGTCAATTGGCTCAATCTCTGTTGCTTCTGTGTTTTCAATTTCTTCTTGTTCTTCTTCTTCAGAAATAACTTCTTCATCCGTCTCAACCTCTTCACCGTGTTGCATATAATTGCCGGTGTTTTGTGGGATCTGAGATAGATCTTTAGTTGTTGTGAAATTCGGCGCTGCTCCAACGGGCCCTTTCATTTGGATATCATTCTTGGATATACCACCTGAAACTTTTGCACCTTGGTTGTCATCCGTTTGCCCATCTCGGGTTTCAAAAGATGCTTCCTTAGAGTCGCCTTGTTTTGGATTACCACTATCGCCAGAGTTAACAGGGCTAATTGTGGAATCTCTTCCGCCGGTTGGCGTCATTGGACCAGCCTTTGGGGCGTCCTTTGAATCACCTTGGCGCGGTTGGCCTGCGTCTTCTTTTAAAGAAGTCTTCTCAGAAACGCGTTCTAGCAATTCCTTAACTTTACTTTCTACTGACATTAGTGTCTCCTAAATGTATGAATATTCTCAATCAATATTTATAATTCTAGTTACCTAGACAATTGATTAATAAATCTTTCAAATATTTGTAATTTAACTTCGTCTAAATTCTTAGCTGAAGTCTTCTTGATTTGTCGTTGTGCAATTTCAACATCCATCGCCTTCCATACGCCATTTTCTTGCACCCATTCTGCATTTTCCATTATTCCTTGCACAAAGGCGTCAGGAGCGGACGGGTCGGCGACGATATCAACGGTTGCAAGATAAAAATCATCTTGTACTTCATTGATACCTTCAGAGTTCATTTTTAACGATCCCAAGCCTCTTGTGGATACGCCCAAACGAATTTCATTTTCTATTAAATTTTTTGCGATAACTCCCATTGGAGTTTCTAATATCTTGGCTCTACCAATAACGTCTTTGCCTTCCATTTTTAGGCTAGTTATTAGGTGGGAAACCTGATGGAGGTTGATAGAAGGATTCTCCGGATGGCCAAGCTCTCCTAATGAGCGCTTTTCGCCTATCAACTTTTGATAGTTATTAACCTCGCGTTCCATGATACCTTTACCATATGAACGCTTGTTTCTATTTGGAGTATCTGCTTGAGCAAAGATGCCTTCGATATAGACATTTTTTCCACCGCCATCTTTTGCTTCCACAAGATAATTTAAATCCTGCGCAACTTCTTTAATTAACTTCATATATTTGTTCCTAATTATGTTGGTAATATTTGTTGGTTAGGTTCAAGGAATCCTGCAGATTTGCCTAATACGAGATAAAGCATAGATTGACCGGGCATAGTAATAGTAATATTTGAACTTGCATTTGATCTATCATGGAAACCTACTTCCTGAGCTAAATTCATACTACCCGATCCATGTAAAAACATTACGTTTGCTGAATTAAATGACGTGTGGCCTCTCGCAATAACAATAGGGCCTACACTTGCATCTGTTGCGGAATAAATAACTGCCTGTATATTAACTTGAGAATTTGCCTGATCTAATGTTTCATCGGTCAGTTTCAACTCTCCCAAAGTTATATTTGCCTGTGCTGCACCAATCTCATTAATTAATTTAATAACAGATTGTTGTCTTACATTTTGCAGATTTGTTTTTAATATTGCCATTTCGTTCTCTTACTTTGTTTGTGTTCCAACTAAAGAACTAGGATCCTTGCCGCTCATTGCTTTATTGAGTTTATTGATTCCCTTACTAACAATGGTCATTGATGTGTCTCCAACATCTTGTATAGAACCTTCCATCGTTGGTCTTGGTCTAGGTTGCATTGTAGTATTAGTTGTCTTTAATGCGCCGGATCTCATTTTTAATCTTGTTGCTTGACGCTTAATATGAGCAGTCATGTTAACTTCGTCTAAATCTTTTTCCTCGGAAGTTGGCTTCTTACCTGTCTGTGGCACGCCCATTTTCTTTTGTAGGTTTTTTAATTG